GAAGAACCTGTATTTAAATTTGAATCGCCAAAGTTTAAACCAAAATTAGATTTACCAAAAGCATCTGAAAATCCAGAGGCAAAATTATATCTAAAAAATAGAAATTTAAATCCGGATAAATTTTATTACAGCGATAAATTTAAGGAATGGACTAATTCTCTTCAAACAGTATTCGATGATACAGGAAAAGATGAGCCTAGGATTGTTATTCCTTTGTTCTATCAAAATAGTTTAGTCGGATTTCAAGGAAGAGCACTTAGTTCAAAAAGCATTAAATATATTACTATAATGCTAGATGAAAATGCCCCAAAAATCTATGGTCTCGATGAGATTGAAAAAAACAAAACTGTCTACATCACCGAAGGTCCTTTCGATTCAACATTCATTCGCAACTCAATTGCTCTTTGTGGAGCTGATGGTGATGTTAGTAAGTGGGGTATTGGCGATTTTGTTTGGATATATGATAACGAACCACGTAATGCAGAAATCCATTCAAGGATTTCTTCTGCCATCAATAGAAATGAAAAGGTCGTAATATGGCCATCATCAATACCTCAGAAGGACATTAATGATATGGTTTTATCTGGACTTAATGTTCAAAATGTAGTAGAATCAAATATCTACTCTGGTTTAGAAGCAAAACTAAAGTTTACTATCTGGAAAAAAATATGAGCAACGGAACAAAAGTAATCAAGAGAAATGGAACAATTGAGTCTCTTGACTTAGAGAAGATGCATGTAATGGTTGAAGAGGCGTGCAAGGGTCTTGCAGGGGTCTCTGCGAGTCAAGTTGAGATGACCTCTGGTATTCAATTTTATGATGGAATTTCCACACAAGAAATTCAAGAAATTCTTATTCGCAGTGCAAGTGATTTAATTGATTTAGATCATCCTAATTATCAATTTGTTGCTGCTCGCCTACTTCTGTTTTCTGTTCGTAAGCAAATTTATGGGAGAATGAAAGAACTTCCCATACTTGAGGATCATATTACTAAGTGTGTAAGTTCCGGTGTTTATGACTCTGAGGTTTATAGTAAATATTCGAAAGAAGAAATTGCGAAAGTTAATTCTTTTATAGATCATGATCGTGATTATTTCTTTACATACGCAGGTCTTCGTCAAGTAGTAGACAAATACTTGGTGCAAGATCGTAGTAGCAATGGAGTATATGAAACTCCACAGTTTATGTACATTATGATTGCATTAACTATTTTTGCAGAATATCCCAAAGAGACTCGTCTTTCCTACGTAAAGAGGTATTATGACGCAATCAGCAAGCACAAAATCAACATCCCAACACCAATCATGGCAGGAGTTAGAACACCCCTTCGTCAGTTTGCAAGTTGCGTTCTGGTTGATGTTGATGACACCCTCGATAGTATCTTTAGTAGTGATATGGCTATTGGCAGGTATGTCGCTCAACGTGCAGGCATCGGTATTAATGCAGGCAGAATCCGTGGCATCAACTCTAAGATCAGAGGCGGAGAAGTTCAACACACAGGCGTTGTTCCTTTCCTTAAAAAGTTTGAATCAACTGTACGCTGCTGCACACAAAATGGAATTCGTGGTGGATCAGCTACGGTTCATTTTCCAATCTGGCACCAAGAAATAGAGGATATTATTGTTCTTAAAAATAATAAGGGAACAGAAGATAACCGTGTCAGAAAGCTTGATTATTCGATTCAACTAAGTAAGATTTTTTACCAACGATTTATTGAAGATGGTGAAATTACTTTATTTTCACCCCATGATGTCCCTGGACTTTATGATGTTTTTGGTCTTCCTGAATTTGACGATCTTTATGTTCAATACGAAAATGACCCAAGCATTAAAAAGAAAACTGTAAAGGCACAAGAACTCATTTTAGATCTTCTCAAAGAACGTGCTGAAACTGGTCGTGTTTATATTATGAATATTGATCATTGCAATTCACATAGTTCGTATAAAGATCAGATTACTATGAGTAATCTTTGTCAAGAGATTACTGAACCAACTACTCCAATTCAGCATATTGATGATGATAATTATTCAGAAATTGCTACTTGTATTCTTTCTGCAGTAAATGTTGGAAAAGTAAAATCTGATGAAGAACTTGAAGATCTTTGTGATCTTTCTGTTCGTGCCTTAGATGAGATTATTGATTATCAAAAATATCCAGTCAAAGCAGCAGAAAACTTCACTAAACGTCGTCGTTCACTTGGAATTGGTTATATTGGTCTTGCTCATTATCTCGCAAAACTCGGATATAAATATGATTCTCAAGAAGCATGGGATGCTGTAAATGGATTATCTGAGGCATTTCAATATTACCTATTGAAAGCATCTAATCAACTTGCAAAGGAAAAAGGACATTGTGAATATTTTGGTCGTACTAAATATGCAGACGGTATCCTCCCAATCGACACTTATAAGAAAGACGTAGACGAAATTGTATCTAATAATCTTAACTATGATTGGGAAAATCTTAGAGCATCCATCTTGGCTCACGGTCTCAGGCACTCAACACTGTCCGCACAAATGCCATCGGAAAGCAGTTCCGTTGTGTCAAATGCAACCAATGGAATCGAACCTCCTCGTGGGTACTTGTCCATTAAAAAGTCGAAGAAAGGACCTCTTAAGCAAATTGTTCCACAGTATCAAACTCTCAAGAACAACTATACGCTTCTGTGGGATATGCCTAGTAATCGTGGTTATATTAATATTGTTGCCGTGATGCAAAAATTCTTTGACCAAGCAATTTCGGGTAACTGGTCCTATAATCCAGAAAATTATCCAGATAATGAAGTTCCAGTTAGTGTAATGGCACAAGATTTCTTAACCTGTTGGAAATATGGATGGAAAACTGCTTATTATCAGAATACTTACGATATTAAAACTGATGAGGTAGTGGAAGAATCAAAACAAGAACTCCAATCTCTTCTAAGTGATATTATGAGTTCTGATGAGGAAAGTTGTGAAAGTTGTACTATCTAAATTTCACAACAATTGGTAATCTTAAATATTTTATGTGGAGTTGAGTTAAAGTTTAACAAAGAGGAAAGTATGCAGTTCAATTTCATGAATGTAACAGAAGAAAAAATTAAAGGAATGACCGTTTTTAATACGGAAGAAGTGAATATCAAAAAGCAACCAATGTTTTTTGGTCAACCACTAGGTGTTCAAAGATATGATTCATACAAATATCCAATTTTTGAAAAACTCACAACTCAGCAATTAGGTTATTTCTGGAGACCTGAGGAAGTTTCCCTACAAAAAGATCGTGGCGATTATCAAACACTTCGCCCAGAACAAAAGCACATTTATACTTCTAATTTGAAGTATCAAATTATGCTTGATTCTGTACAAGGTCGTGGTCCTGGTATGGCATTTATTCCATACTGTTCTCTTCCAGAACTTGAAGCGTGTATGGAAGTGTGGGGATTTATGGAGATGATTCATTCTCGTTCATATACTTATATCATTAAAAACATTTATCCAGACCCCTCTGAGGTGTTTGATACTATTGTTGGAGATGAGCGTATTCTAGAACGTGCTAAAAGCGTTACAGAGTCTTATGATGACTTCATTAATTCAGCGCAAAATTATGGTACTTCTAATGATTGGATGTACAGACTTGAAGGAGTCACAAATGCAAAGGAAAATCTCAACAATGTCAAACGAAAACTCTACCGAGCAATCGCAAACGTTAATATTCTTGAAGGTATTCGCTTCTACGTTAGTTTTGCTTGCAGTTTCGCCTTTGGTGAACTCAAACTTATGGAAGGATCTGCAAAAATTATATCACTCATCGCACGAGACGAAAATCAACATCTAGCACTTACTCAGAACATTTTGAATAAGTGGAGGGATGGTGACGATCCCGAAATGCAAAAAATTATGAAGGAAGAAGAAGAGTGGACATATAAAATGTTTGATCGCGCTGTAAATGAAGAAAAGCGTTGGGCAGATTATCTGTTCAAAGATGGTAGTATGATTGGACTTAATGATAAACTTCTTCAGCAGTATGTTGAATGGGTTGCAAACCGCAGATTAAAGGCAATCGGACTGAAACCGCAATATGATATTTCAGCAAACAATAACCCACTTCCTTGGACTCAGCACTGGATTTCTTCTAAAGGACTTCAGGTAGCACCACAAGAAACAGAGGTTGAATCTTATGTCGTGGGTGGTATAAAACAAGACATGAAAAAAGATACATTTAGTGGATTCAAATTATAATATGCAGGAGGGTCCTTGGGACCCTCTTTTTTTATAAATAACTAAAAGTAAAATAAGAATTAAAAAATGAATCCTTTAAAACTTTACGAAGCTTATTCTGCTGTTTATAACACAGAAGTTGAAAATGAACTGGATGAGGACTTTGCTTTCGTTGACGAACTGTCTGACATTGAACTTGACCAGGTAATGGAAGAAATTATTTCAGAAGGTGTAGAACTTTCTGAATGTGTTGAAGTATTTGATGAAGTACTTAATGAAGCAAAAGTGACTTCTTCAGATGATCGTGAAGAGTCTTCTGGTAGTTCAAAAGTAACCAGAGGTCAAGGATCAGTAATGGCAGCAAAACAAAGAGTTGCTGCTAGAAAGGCACAGAGAAGAGCAGAAAGAGTAGAAAGGATTAAATCCTCAGCAAAGAGAGCAGCGGAGAAAGTAAAGACTACTGCCGCTGGCGCTGCCTCTGCTGCCGCTGGAAGCGCCGCTGAGGCGGGTAGAAAGGCGAAGGAGGGTGCTAAGAAGGTTGGCGGCAAACTTGCTGCCGCAAAGGAAAAATTAAAGGGATTCATTAAGTCTGGAAGAAAAGCAGTCGCTGGTGGTCTCCGTAGTCTTGCTTCAAAGGTAGAACCAAAAGAGCAATCAAAGTCTGAAAGAGAACCAAGAACTTATAGAGGTGAAGGTTCTGGTAGAAAAGAAACTGTTGGTAAGCAAGTAAAAACTGCTGCTAAAGAAAAGATCAGAAGCAGCACCACATACAGAGGACAAGGTGTTGGTAGAAGGGAAACAGCATCTTCTGGTGGTGTTTCTTCTCGTGGTGGTTCAATGGGATCTGAGGGATCAAAAGGAAAAGCACTTCCCCCAGTAGGAAAAACTAAGTCTGGTAAGACTCTCACTCAGCAGCAGAGAGGTATGCAAACCGCTGCCCAAAATGCAAGACTTGAAAGAAGACTTGGTGAAGATTTTGATACTCTTGCTGAAATGATCCTTGAAAATCTAATCAACGAAGGTTATGCTGAGACCTTTGAAGAAGCACTCACTGTTCTTGAATCATTTAGTGATTATGAGGTTGGAGAAATTGCTGAAAATTATCTAACTGAAGAAGTGGAAACTGTAGATCTGTACGATGTAATTTTAGAGCATCTTTTAAGCGAGGGATATGCTGCTACTGAAGAAGCAGCAACAGTAATCATGGCAAATATGAGTGAAGAATGGAGAGAAGAGATCTTAAAAACTCTTTGATAAGTAAATTATAAGATATCTAAAGGGTCTTGACAAGACCCTTTTTTTGTTGCTAAAATAGGTTTGTCGCCTTTGAAGATAGGTTGTAGTCTCTAAGAAGCTCCGGAAGACTTAAGGACTATTTCATAAAGATTTTCAACTTCACTACTAAAGAACTTACCTTCAACATTGGTATTATAATAATCCTCTCTTAAGATTACATCTCTTTTGAATTGTTCCATTGTCTCATAAAAACTCATAGATTTCTTATGAGGACATAGATATAAGATTTCTCGGAGGAATTTATCTTCTCCGAGATTTTTTACATCTGCAATTAATTCATCACAAGATCCATAATACTTTTGCCAATCACTTTCTTTTGTTTTTCTTCTTCCTGTTTTTCTATCTTTTTGTCTAGTCCAAAAATGTTTTTTTCCAATATATTTTTTATTATTGGTTAAATTTGTAATAAGGTATACAAAACCTTCCATACCTTTTGGAACTTCTATAAAATCTTGATTATTATATTTCCAGAGCATTCAATTAGTATTTTTAATATGACTATGTATGTCCTGATTTTCATGCTACTGTGAATATATAATTAAAACTCTTATGAAATTTTTTAGAGCAATCAAAAAAATTATTACGCACTTGACAAAAGAAGAAGGTGCTGTAAAATATGAGCAACCTTCAGTTCAAGAGGAATTGAAGGAAAAAATACCCATTGCAAAGGAAGAGCCTACTTTGGATACGACAATCCACAATCCCCATATTTCTCAAGTAAGAGATTGGGCACTTAAAAAAATTGATCTTCTCCATGAATCAGATCGTCACCGTAACGCAAAGGCACTTGCTGCAGAGTTTGATGAATGGATTAATGTTCCTGAAGGAACTAGTGAGATTGATTATTTGTGTTTGGAAAATGAAGATTGGACTGACGAACAAGAAATTGATGTTCGGTAATCTTCATACTTGACAAATCCTAAATATTAACTTATTATGAAAAAACCCCCGTTATGAGCGGGGTATATGTTATGAGATTTTGATCGTGACACCTAGAGCCGTGGAAAGTGCCCTTTGAGAAAAGGGTGTACCCCCTTTCTATACGGATGCCGAATTCAATTTAACTAAATGCT